TGATCTGCCGACCGCCTACCGCCGGGCCGAGTTACTCCGCCCCGGCACCACAGTGGCTCAGACCCACGACACATCGGCTCAGACCCGACCCGTAGACCGATCGATCTCTGGATCACCGGATGTGGCCCCCTCAAACGGGGCATCGCGGCGGCCCAAAGTCCCTGTCGGACGTCGAGAGGCCATCCAGAACGCGATACGTCGCGTCAACGGTGGCTGACATCTGAACCCCGTGTGGAGTGGCAAAAATGCCCAACGTGACAACGGCTGCTGCCTATCAGCAGATCCTATCAATGGCCTTGGAGGAGCGATCCTCCGGCTACCAAGATCTCGTCAGCAACAACAATGCGCTGCTCTCGGCGCTGAAGCGCAAGGGTGCGTGGCAGACCTATTCGGGTCCGGTCATTCGCCAGACGCTGCAGATCGCAAAGCAAGCTGCGCAGTGGTACTCCGGCTTAACGTTCAGGCCCTCTGTCGCGTAAGCGGCACCGAAGAACCGGGAGAAATCGGTGAACATCCAGAACGGACAACACCGAGCCGAGCCGCCAAAAGCGGAAGGTGTAACGACTAGAGCGCAAGCTCGTAGGGCCAAGCGGCCCGAAGCCCCCGGCCCCTCGAAAGAGGGTGATGAGATAGTCTCCTCTGCATGGGAACATGCAGCAGCCCGAAAGGGCGGTAGTGGAAGTCGCGTTTTCGCTGCGAAGATCTGGATGATCAGTTGCTTAACCCGGCGATCGATTTGTTCAACGACGCTGCATATACCCCTAAGCAGGTAGTGGTCCCTATCATATTGAGCATGCAGGAGATTTTGAACAATCAGGGCGAAAATCAGCTGATGGACGTCTACGACAGCTACATCTCGGCTGCCGAGCGTGCGTTGGAAGATGCGATGGATGCGGCGCTATACGGTGACGGCACCGCCAACGGCGGCAAGCAGCTCACCGGACTTGCGACCGCGATCCCGATCATTACCAATACCGGCGTCTACGGCGGCATCGATCGTGCCAACGCCACGCTGTGGCGCACCACGACCTACGACGCGCACAGCTTCATGGCCGGTCAGACGCAGGTCAACTCGACCACGATCAGGCCGATGCTCAACGCCATCATGACCGCGCGCTCGCGGGGCCGTGACCACGCTGATCTGCTGATCATGTCGCCGGAGCACTACGCGGCGTACGACGCGGCAACCATCGCGATCCAGCGCCAGACCAGCAACACGTCGATGGGTACGCTCGGGTTCTCTTCGCTCGAATATATTGGCGGCGGAAAACGGGCAGAGATCGTGCTCGACGGCGGCATCGGAAGCAACATGCCAGCCAATACAACCTTCGGTATAGACACCGACAGTCTCCGGCTGCGCTATCACCCCGACCGTAACTTCGACAAACTGTTCGATAGTGATGGTCAAATGCCTATAGATAAGGACGCGGTAGCCCAGTTCATCGGGTGGATGGGCGAGCTCACAATGACCAATCCGATGTTCAATTGGAGATTGTACGACAGCGTTCCGGCCTCCTGATCAATTGGAGGTTGTAGGCTTCCTGACGCGCCGAACAACGCGGAAAGGGAGAAGCCGGGCCGCTGACGTGTAGGTAAGATGCCTTCCTTCCGCGAAGGCGGCCCGGTGATTTTTGAAGGCAACAACGGAGAGACAGATGGCCTTTCGCGACCCAGACGACGCCAACGTGGCGCTGTTCAAGCAGCACCCGATCCCCAACGAACTGCGCAGCCGCGCCGAGGGCAGGCCGATCTTCGACGACATGGAAGTGGTCGAGATCCGCGTCCCCGGCTCGCGCGACGTCAAGGTGTTTCCCGCCACCGCGTTCTCGCACTGGGAGCCCGACCCGGAAACCGGCGGGCTGAAGAAGGTCTCCTACGCCGAGCGGTTCCAGCGCCAGTACCAGCAATTCAAGCGCCGCGACCTGCAGACCAAGAGCGGCACGCCGCTCGACTACGTGCCGTTCCTGTCCGAGGGCAAGCGTTCCGAGCTCAGGGCGCAGAACATCTACACCGTCGAGGCGCTGGCGGCGATCGACGGCCAAGAGCTGAAGAACCTCGGCAGCGGCGGGCGCGAGTGGAAGAACGCGGCGATGGACTACATCGCCGAGGCCAAGTCCACCGCGCCGAACAAGCAGCTGGAGGCCGAGCTTATGGCGCTGCGCGCTCGCAATGCGGTGCTGGAGGAGGATGCGCTCACCAAGAAGACCATGGCGCAGCACGCCGAGGCCGAGTTCGAGGCGATGGAGCCTGCCGAACTTCGCAAGTACATCGCCACCCACACCGGCCAAGAGCCGATGGGCAATACCAACAAGAAGAACCTGATCCGCATGGCGGTCGAGTGCCGCCCGGCCAAGGCGGCGTGACATGGACCTGAGCGATGACGAACTGGAGCGACTGTACGAAGGGTCCAAAAATGACCGCTTCATCATTGTTGGCTCTGAGGTGCGGCAGCTGATTAGCATGATCCGCCGACTGCGAGAGCAGCTGGCCGAGCATAAACACAAGGCTGCGTGACATGACCCTGTTGTCGGTGGTGAAGGATGTCTGCGCCGTGGTCGGCGTAGCCGTGCCGCAGTCGGTCTTCTCCAACATCACCGGCAATCGAACCATGCAGGAGATGCTGGCGCTGGCCAACGAGATGGCGCAGCGCATTGCCTACGACAATCGCGATTGGACTGCACTGCGGGCGACGGCAACAATGACCGGCAATGCCGTGTGGACCGGCATACCGGCGTCAAGTCTCCCAGCCGATCAGGTGTGGGTCGGCGGCACCACGGCGTTCAATCTTCCCGCCAACTTCAAGCGCCTGCTGTTGACGTCGAACGTGTGGCGGTCGACGTCGACGCAGACGCCGATGCACTTTGTGTCGGATACCGAGGAGTGGATGAAACGCCGCGCCTCCAACGCCAGCGATTGGGCGTGGGGCGAGTGGACGATACTGGGGGGCCAGATGCACATCTGGCCCGTGATGGTCGGTGTCAAGCCTGCGATCCCGCAGCCGCCGCTGCCTGCTATACCCGCTGTGCCTGCGACATACGCCTACTTCTCCTACCTCGACAAGAACTGCATCAATCTCGCCAGCGGCGGACGCGGCGACGTCTTCATGAGCGACGACGACACGTTCGTGCTCGACGAGCGCGTCCTGAAGCTCGGCATGATCTGGCAGTGGAAGTCCCAGAAAGGCGCGAGTTATGCCGAGGACATGGGCACCTACGGTGACGCCCTTGGCTACGCGATGGGCCACGATAGCCCGGCCCCGATCATCCTCGGACGCAAGCCGATCTCGGCCTCCGCCACTGTCGCCTACCCGTGGCCGGTGCCGACATGAGCCAGCACCAGTTTTTTCGCCGCACGGCAGTCCCTGCGCAGGTCGCGCAGCAGCTGCAGACCACGACGATCCCGGCACCGACGCGCGGCATCATCCAGAACGAAAACGAGGCCTACATGCAGCCGGGCGCTGCGGTAGTGTGCGACAACTGGAAGCCGACCATGCGCGGCGTCAGCCTGCGCGGCGGGCATGAACTGTGGTGCCAGTTGCCGGAGACGACGCCGGTGATCTCCGCATTCCAGTACGCCAGCGGCAACATCCAGAAGATGTTTGCGGGCAATCTCAACAAGCTCTACGAAGTAACGACAGTCACGCCTGCCCTGATCAAGGGCGGGCAGACCTCCGGCAATTACTCCGCTTCGCAGCTCGCCAACGCGCAGGGCGACTGGATGATCGTGGTCAATGACGCGGGCAACCCGCCGCTGCGCTACGGCCCGTCATCCGGCAGCGGACTGACATGGGAGACGTTATCGTCCGGTTATGTGCCGCCCGCGGGCAAGCCGTCGATGATCACGAACATCCCCGCAGCGGGCTTGAGCTACGTCTGCAAGTACCGCAACCGCTACTTCTTCATCGAGACCGGCTCGATGAATGCGTGGTATCTGCCGCTCAACGCGGTCGGCGGCGCGCTGGCGATGATCCCGCTGTCGGGTGCCGCCACCAAGGGCGGCAAGCTGCTCGCCTGCTTTACTTGGTCAATAGATGCAGGCGATGGAATTGACGACAAGATCGTGTTCCTGTCCGACCTTGGGGAGGCCTTAATTTTCACTGGTGGCGACCCCGGTGTCGCGGCCAACTGGCGGCAGGAGGGGCGCTACGAAGTATCGCCGCCGCTCGGCATGAACGCGCATCTGGCGGTTGGCGGCGACGTGCTGATCGCCACCGTCGACGGCATCGTCCCGATCTCCGGCGCGATCACCAAGTCCCGCGTCGATCTGGAGCTGGCGGCGATCACGCGCACCATCAAGCCGATGTGGCGCGAGCATGTGCTCGACAAGCGCGAGCACCCGTGGACGATGTGCAAGTGGGATGAGTACGGCGCGATCTTCACGACGTTCCCCGGCGGCAAGCCCGGCAAGCAGCTCTGCCTCGCCACCAATGCGGCGACCGGGGCGCACGCGCGCTACACCGGCTGGGACGTCATGTGCTTCATCCGCATGCGCGGCGATATGTTCTTCGGCACGCAAACCGGCAAGATCATGCAGGCCGATCGCACCGGCTACGACAACGGCATGCCGTATGTCGCCACGCTGGTCGGTGGCTGGGAAATGTTCCAATCGCCGTCGCAGACCGTGACGTGGCGGCAGTCGCGCGCCTCGTTCTCCGCCCGCGCCGGTGAGCCGTTCGTGCCGCAGCTGTCGGCGACAACTGATTACGTCGTGGTGCTGCCGCAGCCGCCGCTGGCGGGGCCCGACCCCGGCCTCCTCGATCTCTGGGATCAGGGGCTGTGGGGTGATGCGATCTGGGACGCCGCCGCCGCGCCTAAACCCGTCGTTCGCAATACCGGCTGGGTTTCGATCGGCATGACCGGCTTTTCCCACGCGCCGATCGTGCAGGTGACGGTGGCGCAACAAGCCAAGCCGGAAGTGGATCTGATCAGTATCGCCGCGACATACGAACGCGACGCCGTCGTCGTATAGGAGAGGACCGTGCTGAGTTACGTTTTCGACCAGACCGAAATCGTCGCTCCGTTCGTGGCGTCACTCATCCCCGAGTGCCGCGAGCGGGGTTTCGGCGCGTGTTCGACGATCGGCGTGCTCGACCGCGACGGCTACCTGATCGGCGGACTGGTCTACCGCAACTGGTTTCCCGAGGTCGGCACCGTCGAGATGTCCGGTGCCGCACTCCCCGGCACCAACTGGCTGTCGCGTCGAACCCTGCAGATCATCTACGACTACCCCTTCAAGCAGCTCGGCTGTTACATGGTGATCCAGACCACGATGGCCGACAACGAGATTGTACTGCGAATAAAGGCCGCCATCGGCTTCACGTTCTACCGCATTGCCCACCTCGGCGGCCCCGGTCGTGACGGCGTGGTCGGCACGCTGACGGTGGATCAGTGGGAGCAAAGCAAGTACAATTTCAACCGGCATCGCCCGGCTAAAGCTGAACCAGATCAAATCGAGGAAGCAGCCTGATGCCCACCCCCTATCTAGACCCCTCCCAGAACGGCCAGCGCGACGCCATTACGCAGGCGTTGATGAACATCGCCAACCCGCCGGGCGGCATGCCGCAGCAGGGCATGCAGCAGGGCATGCCGCCGCCGATGCCCGCAGGCGGGGCTGCGCCGCAGGCGGGCCCGATGCCGCCGCAGCAGGGCATGCCGCCGCAGGGAATGCCGCCGGGCGCGCCACAGGCAGCACCACCGCCGATGATGGCGGGCGCGCTGGGCGGGCTGATGCAGCAGCCACAACAGCAGCCGATGCAGCCGCAAATGCCGCCGCAGGGAATGCCGCCACGGTAGGACGATAAACCATGTCAAAGCCAGAAGCTCCGACCCCGCCCAACCCGATCGCGACGGCGGCTGCGCAGACCAGCTCCAACGTCCAGTCGGGCGTGGCGAACGCTTTTTTGAATAACATCAACCAAAACACGCCGCGGGGGTCGCTGTCCTACGACGTCACCGGCAACTACGGCTGGACCGATCCGACGACAGGGCAGACCTACAACATCCCGCGCTTTACCTCGACGCAGACGCTGTCAAGCTCCGGGCAGGCACTGCAGAACCAGAACGACGCCACGCAGCTGGCGCTGGCGCAGATGGCGGGCAGTCAAGCCAACCGCGCGTCTGGCATCCTGTCGACACCGTTCGCCCCCGGCGGTGGCGCGCCCATGGCAGGTAATGCCGAATGGCTTAATCAGGTGGGCAATCCGGTGTCTTCATATGACACCGGGGGGCAGATCCAGACCACCCTCGGCAACTACGGCCAGCAGCAGTCGACGTTCGGCGACGCGGGCGACATCACGCGCAGCTACGGCCCGGCAGATAATTTCTCAGCCGACCGGCTGCGGGTTGAAGACAGTCTGAACCAGCGCCTTAACCCGCAGCTCCAGAAAGACCGTTCCGCGATCGAGCAGCGGCTCGCTGATCAGGGCATCCGCTACGGCAGCCAAGCCTACACGTCGGCGATGGACGACTGGAACCGGCAGGCCAACGACCAGCGACTTGCCGTCACCGCGCAGGGCGGGCAGGAACAGGCCCGCATGAACGACATGGCCGCCAAGCAGGCCGGTTTCCAGAACGCCGCGCAGATGCAGGCCTACCAGCAGGCGCAGGGCCGCGGCGAGTTTGCCAACGCCGCACAATCGCAGAATTACAGTCAGGCGTTGGGCGCGGGCAGTTTCGCCAACGCCGCGCAGGCGCAGCAAAACTCGCAGAACGCCGCGCAGGCAGGCTTCTACAACGCTGGCAACGCGCAGCAGCTGGCGCGCAATCAATCGATATTCAATGCCTCGAATGCCGCGCGTAATCAGTACATGCAGGAGCAATACCAGCAGAGAAATCAGCCGCTGAACGAGATCACGGCGCTGATGTCGGGCAGTCAGGTGCAGCAGCCGAACTGGCTCAACTCGCCGACTTCGCAGATCGCCACCACCGACATTGGCGGTCTCATCAATCAAAACTTTGCCCAGCAGCAGCAGAACTACCAGACCGCCAACGCCAACTGGCAGTCGACCATGGGCGGCCTGCTTGGCCTCGGCGGCAAGCTGGCCATGATGTCCGACGAGCGCGTCAAGGAGAACATCGTGCCGATGGGCACGGTGTTCGCCGCCGGTGAAGACGGCATACGCAAGAAGCTGCCGATCTCCGAGTGGTCGTACAAGGGCGATCCGGCGCGGCACGTCGGTCCGATGGCGCAGGACGTGGAAAAAGTCGACCGCGGCGCGGTCAAGGAAATCGGCGGTATCAAGCACATTTATCCCGCTAAGGTCATGGGCAGCATACTGAGGGCGGCGTGATGGCTACTGGCAGCGCGTTTACCGACATGATCCCCAGCATGTTCTTCACGGCGGGTGCGGGGGGCAACCCCAATCAATCGTACGAGAGCCTTGCGATGCGTCGCAAGATTGTCGAGGCGATGATGGGAAAACAGCGACCGTACCCGAAGACATTCGGCGAGGGGCTGTCGTCGATCGGCGACAGCATAGAGGAGGCGATGCTAAACCGGCGGCTGCAAGGCGACGAGGCGGCATCGAAGGCGTATTCGTCGGCGGCAACCTCGGCACCCGCCCCGGCGGGCTCGACCTACACGCCGTACACGCCGCCGTCCTCCGCAGCGCCAGCATCGCCCGCAACGACGGGGCCGCGTTCCGACGCTACCGATGGCACGTCGGTCAGTGGCGTGCATCCCAACGTCGCCAGCTGGCACGACTTCGCCACCCGACCCGTCGATCAGGGCGGGCTGGGGGCCCAGCCGCATCAAGCCGCAGGCATCGTCGCCAATCTGCAGCACGAAAGCGGCCCGCAGATCCGGCCAGTGGGCGTGGTCGGCGACAACGGCACCGCGTTTGGAGCCGCCCAGTGGCGCGGCGACCGCTTTGCCAACCTGCAGAATTTCGCCAAGTCCAACGGCATGGACCCGATGACGACCGCGGCCCAGCAGGCCTTCATGCGCCATGAGCTGACCGGCAGTGGCCCGTACGGCGGCGGCAGCGAGGCGGGGGCCTACAAGGCCCTGTTGTCGACACAAGACCCGCGCTCGGCGGCTACGGCTTTCAATACGTCCTATGAACGATCAGCCGACCGCACCGGCAAGCGCGAGGCGGCGGCGGCGAACCTCGCCCGCGTCCTGTCAGATCCTGCCTCCACACCGCGCGATCGTATCGCGGCGCAGGAGGCCGTCAGGACTGCCGACACGCCGCTGACGCCCGCCGACACCGCGCAGGAGGCGCGCGTCAGCGACGTCCTCGGCATGACCCGCGCGCCGCCGTCGTTCGGGTTTGGCGCGACCGCCTCAAACCGCACCGGCGACGTCCAGAGCGACATGCCGCCGGTCACCGGAGCCCTGCAGGGGCCGCTGGGGGCGTCGGTGGTCGACACCGTGCAACAGCGCCAGCAGGCGACGCAGCCGCCCCAGCAGGCCGCCCCGCCGCCTCCGGGGCCGCAGCTGGCGCAGGGCGGGCCGTTCCCGCCGGTCGTCAACGCAGGCGGCCAGCCGCAGGCCATCATCCCCGGCGGCGGTTTGCCGCCTGCGCCACCTGCACCGCAGTCTGCGCCACCGCCGCCCGCGCCGACGGCGGCACCCATAACATCCGCGCCACCCGATCCGCGTACCTCGCTGTACAAGGCCCCGGAAGTTCCGCCGCCGATGTCGCGCCCGCCGCCGCCGAAGCTGGAGCCGCTCGACAACGAGCGCACGCGCCACTTCCAGCGAATGGTCGCCGACCCCCGGCTGTCGCCGCTGGATCGAGCGGCGGCGCATGAGCAGATGAAAACCGAGCAGGAGCAGATCAAGTCGTACAACACCCAGCGCATGAATGAATACAACGTGTACCTCAAGCAGCACATCGACGAGGACGCCGCGCGGCGCAATCCAGCCACCGTCTACTCCACCGAAAAATCCCGCCGTGATCTGGAGGCCGACGTCCCGACGCCGCTGACGCCGGAGCAGCGCAAGGCCTACGGCATTCCCGAGAACCTGCCCGCGGCCATGACGCGCGAGGGCAAGATCCAGTACGGCCCCGCCGGGACCAACATCAAGGTCAACTCCGACAACAAGGCCACGGAAAAGGGCGACGAGAAGCTGCAGGAGAAGCTCTCCGAAAGTTTCATCAAGACATTCGAGGAGGGCAATACCGCGGGCGACGAGATCAAGCAGCTCGCCGAGATGCGATCACTGGCGGCGCGCGCTGGCACGGGTGCTGGTGCCGTCGTCAAGCAGTACCTCGGCCAGTGGGGCATCAAGTCCGAGGGGCTGGACGAGATCCAAGCCCTGCAGGCGGGCATCAGCCGCATCATCCCGTCGCAGCGCGTGCCGGGCAGCGGCACCTCGTCGGACTTCGACAGCCAGATGTTCAGGGATAGCGTGCCCGGCCTGAGCAAGACCGAAAAGGGCAACATCCTGATCTTCGACACCATGCAGGGCCTCGCCAAGAACAAGCTCGA